GCAACGGCTGCTCAGTTGGTCAACGGCCTTTTCACCTTTAACGGTACGGCTGGCAACTTGACGCTGCCGACGGTGGCTCTCCTTGAGGCCGCCTATCCGTCAATGGCTGATAAGGTTGATTCGGCTTTCGACTTCTACGTCATCAACATCGACGCGGGCACGGATGACGTGACCGTGGCGGTTGGTACGGGCTGGACGCTGGTTGGCGCTGGTCAGGTCGACAACGGTACGTCGGGTCACTTCCGCGCTCGCAAGACGGGCGACGGTTCGTGGACTTGCTACCGCGTTTCGTAATAGCAACGCCCTCGGCGGGGCAACCCGCCGGGGGCACCACCTAAAGGGGTATTGATATGCCTAATACACAGGCGATTGGTGTTGCTTTTGCGGATCAGGCGATTATCAACGGTTCGCTTGACTCGGCCACGCTCGTTAATTCCAACGTGCGTAGCGGATTCAGCGCAACGCAGCAGGGCGCAACGATTACGACAACGGGCAACAGCGACGTGTTCGTTATTGCTCCGGTGTCGGGCGTTTTGTCGGCTGCGTGGTTCTCAGGCGTTGATGCGTTGGCTGCAAGCGATACTAACTACATCACGTTTACTGTTACCAATCTTGGTACGTCTGGGTCGGGCACCGCAGCAATGTTGGCGGCGACCGATGCTAACACCACCAAGTCAACGGGTGGCACCGCTTTGACTGCTAATGCCCGACGCGTTTTGTCGCTGAACGGCACGGCAGCCAACTTGGTGGTGGCAGCCGGTGATCGTCTCCGTATCCGCGCTGCGGCAACGGGCACGCTTGCCAACACTGTCACGTTCCCGGTCTACATGCTCAACTTTACCGTCTCGTAATATGTCCAATATCTACCTTCGCCACCCCAGACATGGGGAAAAGATCGCTATCTCATGGATGGAAGCGAGGGAAGATATGGAACAAGGATGGGAGGAGTTTGACCCCTCCAATCCTGATGAGTCTGAACCCTCGGCGTCGTCAGATGTGGCGGCGTCGGGGGATTCTCAGCATAATGCGTTGAGAACGCGTCGCCGCCGTAAGGAGTAAATCATGGCTACAACTGCTGCCGATCAAATCAACGGCGCGTTGCGGCTGATCGGGCAGTTGGCCGAGGGCGAAGTCCCTTCTGCGGCCACGTCGCAGGATGCCCTCACCGCTTTGAACCAGATGCTCGACTCGTGGAGTACCGAGCGTTTGGCTGTCTACTCAACCCAAGATCAGGTCTACAACTGGCAGCCCAACGTTCGAACGATCACGATGGGACCGACCGGCACGTTTGTCGCCGAGCGTCCTATCCTAATGGACGACGCTACCTATTTCCGTGACGCCTCGACCAACGTGTCGTACGGCATCAAACTGATCAATAACCAGCAGTACAACAGTATTGCTGTTAAGACGGTAACGTCCACGTATCCGCAGTTGATGTGGGTCAACATGACCTACCCCAACGTGGAGATTTATATCTATCCGGTGCCGACCAAGGTGCTGGAGTTCCATTTTGTGTCTGTGCGCCCGCTAACTCAACCTGCTGCGCTGGACACCGACTTGGCGTTTCCGCCGGGATACCTGCGGGCTTTCCGATTTAACTTGGCTTGTGAACTTGCAGCAGAGTTTGGTGTCGAACCCTCTCCGCAGGTGCAGCGCATTGCTATGACTAGCAAGCGCGACTTGAAGCGCATCAATAACCCGGATGACCTGATGGCAATGCCAGCGGCACTGCTCGTCAACCGCCCGCGCTTTAATATCTTTACGGGCAACTTCTAATGAAGACGCCGATCCTCGGGTCGTCGTATGTAATCCGGTCGGTTAATGCAGCCGACAACCGGATGGTAAACCTTTACCCAGAGGTAATTCCCGAAGGCGGCAAGGAACCCGCCTACCTGCAACGCTGCCCCGGCATGACATTAAAGGTCACGTTGGGAGAAGGGCCAATTCGCGGCCTATATTCGTTGGGTAATTATCTCTACGTTGTTTCAGGTAACGAGTTCTATCGTTTAGACAGCACGTTTACGTTAGAGAACTTCCTGCAACTACAAGACAATTTTTTTATACTGTTAGAAGACGGCAGCAAGATTTTGCTTGAAGCAGGCAGTGTTACGTCGATTGGGTCTATTAGTGGCTCTGGTCCAGTATCTATGGCCGATAACGGCACGCAAATTTTTATTGCCGCTAATCCTGACGGGTATATCTACAACACTGATACCGACATATTAGCGCAAATCACTGACCCGGATTTCCCCGGCGCAGTGACCGTGGGCTATCTTGACGGTTACTTTGTATTTAACGAACCGAACTCGCAACGCGTCTGGGTCACGAGCCTATTGGACGGCTTGTCGATTGACCCCTTGGATTTTGCAAGCGCTGAGGGTTCACCAGACGGGCTAGTATCCCTAATCGTTGACCATCGAGAGGCGTGGTTATTCGGCACGAACTCCGTGGAGGTCTGGTATAACTCCGGCGACGCCGATTTTCCGCTCACCCGTATCCAAGGCGCTTATAACGAGATCGGCTGTATTGCGCCGTACTCGGTAGCCAAGATGGATAACTCCGTTTTTTGGCTTGGCGCAGACGCTCGGGGTCAGGGCATTGTGTATCGAGCCAATGGCTACCAAGGCGTGCGCGTATCAACCCATGCTGTTGAGTTTGCTATTCAGGGTTATGGCAACCTTGCCGATGCAGTTGGCTATACGTACCAGCAGGACGGTCACACCTTCTACGTGCTGAACTTTACGGATGCTGATACGACGTGGGTGTTTGACGCGGCTACGGGCGCCTGGCACGAACGGGCTGGTTTCCGTAACGGCGACTTTAAGCGCCACCGTGGCAACTGCCACGCACGGTTTAACGGCGTGCCGATTATTGGCGACTACGAAGATGGGCGCTTGTACCAGTTTGATTTAAGCGTGTACTCCGACGCTGGGGCTGTGCAGAAGTGGCTGCGCTCTTGGCGTGCGTTGCCGACGGGCGGGAACAACTTGACTCGCACCGCGCATCACGCACTTCAGATTGATTGCGAAAGCGGCGTTGGTTTGAACGGTTACGGGTTCCAAGACGAACTGCTCATGGGCACTGAGTCGCTTGAGATAATGCAAACCGAAAGTGGGCAGAATATCCTGCTCGACTTTATACCTGTAGTCGGCGCTAACCCACAGTTGATGCTGCGTTGGTCAGACGACGGCGGCCACACTTGGAACGGCGAGCGCACCGCGTCGATGGGCAAGATTGGCGATTACGGCACTCGTGTTATCTTCCGCCGCCTTGGCATGACCACCAAACTGCGTGACCGCGTGTACGAGATTAGTGGCACCGATCCTGTCAAAGTCGCCATTATGGGCGCCGAACTGCAACTAAGCGGTACAGCATCGTGACGCAAAACATCACGCAAATCCCTGCCCCGCGTGTGCCGTTTATTGACGAGCGCACCGGCCAGATTTCGCGTGAGTGGTTCCGGTTCTTAAACAACCAGTACCAATTGACGGGTGGCGGCACTACGCAGACCTCTATTGCTGACCTTGAGTTGTCGCCTTCGTTGGCGGCTAACGTCGAGGACGAGATGGCGGTTGTAAAGGGCCAGATAGACGATCTGCAAAAAGGTACGGCTCGATACGAACCAAACCCGGTCAACTACGGCGCGTTCTATTCAACAACGACTCAGACGGCAGCAGCGGCTAATACGCCGTATGCGATGACGTTTAATAACACGTCAAACAACTACGGCGTGTACATAGACCCCGCTGCGTCTTCGCATATTAAAGTCACTCGGCCCACTGTCTACAACATGCAGTTCTCTTTGCAGTTGGACAAGACTTCTGGCGGTACTGGATTGTTTTGGGTGTGGATCAGGATCAATGGCGTTGATGTCCCAAATACGGCATCTCAGGTTCGCATCCAAGGCAATAACGCTGAAATCTTTGTGGCTGCAAACATATTTGTGCCTATGTCAAACGGAGACTATCTCCAGTTGATGTGGGCAGCCGACACCACATCTGTTCAACTTTTGGCGGAAGCCGCTACCGCAGTTCATCCCGGTATTCCGTCAGTCATCCTTACTATGACGCAGGTATATATATGACCGTTTATCTTTCAGCCTTTGCAGGAGCCGGGGCGCAGTTCTTTACCGATGACGGCTCTGTGCTGTCGGGCGGAAAGATCTATACCTACGCCGCTGGCACCACAAACCCGCAAGCAACTTACACCGCTTCGGATGGCGGCACGACTAATTCCAACCCTATTATCCTTGACTCTGGCGGTCGGCTGCCCGAGGACATGTGGCTGACGCAGGGCTTGACCTACCGCTTTGTGTTGGCCGATTCGGGCGATGTTCAGATTGGCGAGTACGACAACGTACCCGGCATCAACGACATCTCGGCTGGCAGCGTGGCATGGTCAAGCATCACGGGCACGCCAACAACGCTGGCTGGGTACGGCATTACAAATGGCATTACGGCAGCAACCGCTGCGGCGACCTATGCGCCGATTGCCTCGCCCACGTTCACCGGCACGCCGCTGATTCCTGACAACGATACGGTCAGCGCCAACTAT